CAGTAGCCGTAAAAATTAGCCCGCTGGCCAAGACAACAACCATCTTCCCGGTGTACTTACCGGTGGTGTTAATTGCGTTTCCAATGGCTTCTAGGTTTGCAACTGTGTCTGCGGTAAGCGCAAGGTTTCCGCCTAGCGTAACAGTGCCGGAACCAGTAATAGGGCCACCGGTCAAGGTAAGACCATTTACAGTACCTGCAGTACTAACTTGAGTAACCGTGCCGGTACCACCAGCCGAAGCCCATGACAGTACGCCAGAGCCGTCAGTCGTCAGTTGCTGGCCATTGGTGCCATCGTTAGGAGGGAGCGTAAGAACATAGTCTGCCGCCAATGCCGCAGGGGCCTTGATGGTGATGCCTTTGTCGTTGTCGCTTAATTGAAGAAAACCGTTGTCCGACGCTACCGGACCAGAAAAGGTAGTACGTGCCATATTGTCCTCACATGCGAGTTGGGCGTATTCGTCTGCATGTCGTCAGCCGGGTCTGTCAAATACGCCGGGAAGCCCCGGAATACGTGCAATATACACTATTGCCAATAAAAGAAAAGGGGCCAATCGGCCCCTTTTCTCGTTCCCCTAATTAGGCTGGGGTGTAGCCTTCCGAACCCCAAATTGCACGTGGGTCTGACCAGCCGAAAGAATATCGCTCTCGCGCTTTGTATCTAACATTACCTGTATCGAAGTCGCCTTCGAAAGCAGTTTTAATGTCAGAACGCTGGAACATCTTCAGGCCGTTCGGGGCATCGGTCATGAGGAACCATGCGTCCGGATCGGTCAGGAAGTGGTTCACGAAGTAACCTTCGGGGACCATGCCCATCGATTTGATGGCGTTGATGTCGTTGTCTGCGGTTTCGGTGCGCAGGGTCGATTTCATCAGGCGCTCTGCGGTAAATTGCAGTTCCTTCGGAATGATCATGCGGCGAACCGACAGAGCGACCTTCAGGCCACGTTCGTCAGTGAAACCTGCTACATCGATGATGCCCTGTTCCAACGAGGTCTCATTCAGGTCAGCGGCCGTGGTAGGCACGTTGCTGAAGTTAGGACCAAGTGCGGTTGGGTGTGCGCTGTTACACAGCGAAACGCCGTCACCACCGTTGTATGGGCCAGTGGTGTTGAACGCATTGTTCAGCACCGAAGCTGCCTTCACCTGTTTGGTGTAGGACATCGAACGAGCCAGTGCCTTGGTGTAGCGCGATGCCAGACGGTCATAGAGGTTATCCTCGATGGCCTCTTCAGTCAGTGCGAACGCCAGTGCAACGGTCTCGTGTGAGTAGCGAGCAGTAAACGATTCCTGTGCGGAGTCGTAATTCACGCCAGCACCTTCGTTTTTCGTCGGTGCCTCACCAAAGCCGGTCAGCATAACTTCTTCTTCAAACGCACGATCCGACGACTCAATCGAAAAAATCGCTTCGTGCTCATTTTCGTAGCGCTTGTACTCCATCCCGAACAGAGCGTTCAGGCCGGGTTCTAGCTCTTTTACGAGTTGCGAACGGGAAATAGCCATGATTTAGCTCCTATTAGGTCAGGCCAGCAACACCGATGCTGCCGTATTGATGCGCATTGATCTTTACGACAACCTGAGTGAAGTTTTCACCCAAAGAATTGTTTGGAATGTTATACAGACCAACAATCTTTAGGACCAAGGTATTAGTGGTAAGGATGGTGGAGGAATCAAGTTCCACGCCAGAAACACCGGTTACTGTGCTACCTGCAGTGTAAGCAATAGCAGCGTTTTGACCAATATCCGCCTGAACCACATCTTCATCAGCTTGAATAATGAATAGCTGATTAGGATCATCCAACACTTCAGCGATAATCTGACCTGTTGTGATGTTCACCGAACCGGGGTAGTAATTACTCCAAGTCGGCTTACCAGAGGTTGGATCGACATAGCTGCAACCGTTAAATACGCCAACAGCCGTGGCATGAGTGCCACTGACATATCTAACAAGGAAGCCGCCAACAAGGGTAACTAGGTCACCCTGAAAAATAGCGCCTGCTTGGTTGTCCGCGATGATGTAACCATACTGCTTCTGTGCACCAGTAGCAGAGAGGTTACCCATTGGGCGGAGACCATAGGCTTTATCTACGTTTGCCATGAATAGCTCCTAAAGGGTTATGTAGTCTTAACGACTACCAAAGGTAGTGCGAGAACTCCTTTCGGGGTTCTGGATACGCATTGTCGAGTGAGCGTTTTCACGCATCAACTCATTGTCCACCGCTTGAATCTGATCCCGCGCCTTACCGGAGTAATGTGCATTGCGTTCCGCCAAGGTCTCATCTGGAATACGGGCAAGCAAAAGGCCACCGACAGATACCACACCAGCGTGTTTACCATCTTCGATGGTAGGCAGGGTGTTGCGGTACTCTTCTGGCAGTTCCTCGTTACGCACCAGTTCATAGCCCTCGCGAAGACGGCCATAAACGTGCTGCTTGTCCTCAAAACCATTGATCTCCGAACGAATCCAGCGATGCTGAAATCCTTTAGGGGCAGGGGGTGCGTCCAAACGTGATGGAGGAGTCCAAGGTTTGCGACGAGCTTCCTTTTCCCGTGATACACGGGGAGCGCGGTCGATAGTCAGTTTGTCTTGGGTCATTTTTTACTCCTTCACGTATTTGGCATATTCCTCGAGAGGAACACCCAATTTCTTTGCGATAGCAACTTGACTCGGTGTTAATTTCACCGAACGGCGTGCACTACTGACCCCGGAACTACGGGTAGCAGGAGCAACGGCGGGCACGTTCTGCCGTTGTCTCTGTTGAGTCTGTTGAGCAGGGGCAAACCGGTGTGGAAACTCCTGTTTGATCCTGTTGTCTAATTCAGTATAGTACTCGTCAGATTCCGGGTCAAATCCTTCTTCTTCCACCATGGTTGAATGGATTCCCCATGCCGCGTACGTCATGGCCTTGTCCTTGCCAAACCACTCGTTTCTTGCCGCCCAATCTTCTGCTTTAGGGCTTGGCGGCTTACGCGCAGAGGATTGTTGCTGAACGGGTTGTGGTACTGGCTGCGGCGCAGGTGCCATGGCCTGTTGTTGCTGATATTGGAGCCATGAATTGACCTGCTTCTGCTCTAACGACAACTGCATCAACCGCTCTTGGGCCTCTGTCTCAGTATCAATATCCCCTTCTTCCCGCGCCCGACGAATAATTGCTCTCAACTGGTCAGATTGAGTCATCATCCGACTTTGCGCCTCGCTCAATCTACCAGCATCAGTAGCAACAAGTTGCTGCTCTAATGTTTGTGCTTTGGCGTGGACATTACGGGCATATTCCAGCGCTGCCTGCTCTCTACGCTCGGCTTCACGCATCTTTGCTGTCAATTTGGAAATGCGCCTTTGCACATTCTCACTAACAGCATCCAACTCATCGCTATGCTGGGACTGGCGAGCAGGCTCTGGGGCAGGTTCCGGATTTCTCGCTGCTGGTTCGGCGGAATTCTCGGAAGTCTCAAGCTCTGGCACGTCCACCAACGTCTCTTGCTCGCCTTCCCCCAAATTAAACTCCAGTTGTGAATCAGGTACGGTGTTTGTCATAAGGGCCTCACATGTGCAGAATGTCTTCTGGATTGTTGATGCGGGCGAGAATCTCGTCATCGTTCAAGATTCGGATTTCCCCACCGTCTAGACCGATACGCGCACCCGCATAGCGGCCAAAAATTACCCAATCACCCTTTTGACACCAAGGACCATTAGGAAATTTACCTTCGTCTTTGTAAGCTAGGTCCCCAACAGCCAAAACGTAGCCACAAACCGTGGTCAGTTGCTGTTTTTCGCGGGTTTGATCGGACAGAACAATGCCGCCCTTGGTTTTTTCCGCCCCACGGTAGGGGAGAATGACGACACGCCAGCCTGTTGGCTGTGGGACACGGTCCAAGACTGAGCCATCAAGGTTTTCGACAGTAAGACTGCCGTCTTCTGAGTATGCGTCGTCAAGGCTAGGCTCCTTTTCGTCCGCTTCTTTGGCCCATTTTTCTTCTAATGCTGTCAAAGTCATAACTTTGTTCCTTATGCGTCAGGATTTTTCTTGAGAAGCGCTAAAACTTCGTTCTCGACGAATTTGTAGCCTTCTATCCTGCCCATCAGGAACTTGTAATGCTCCATGTCCTTGACCCCACCCGAAACAATCATCTCTTCGGACTGTTTTCTTAGGTTTCGGACGGCGTAGAGCACTTTTTCAGTAAACTCAAGCATGGATTACCCCAAGTACGCAGACAGTACAGGCCCTATCTGAAGGCTACATAACAATTATGCATGTGTATTTATATAAATACACGTGTTTTATGCGATTTTTACCTTTTTAAATGCATCTTTGCGGTAAACATAGGTCACACGGGGGTCTGACAATGTTCCACGTGGAACATTTTTGACCTTTTGAGGCATTTGCCCCTTGGTCTTCATCATGTTTTTAGGTTTGCCGCGCATTTCTGCCTCCTTGTTGGGCCATCTTCATGGCGTTTTGGTCCATCTTAGCCATGGCCAACGCCTGATTCTGCTGCAATTTGGCCTGATCCACTGCCATATCGTTCTGTTCACGCTGCTGATCAAAGGACAACCGTGCTTGATCAATCTGCGCATTGTTCTGATCACGCTGGGCAGACTGCGCCAACTCCTGCTTCTTCAACTCAATCAGCGGATCAGGCTGCTGCTGGTTGGCTCCAGACAACTCATCCTGTAATTTCTTGACCTCTTGGAAGAATTCCGAACACTTCAACGCAATCATTGCCTCACGCTGTAGTGGAGACACCAGTTGATCAGGGTCCGTCCCATACTGCTTGAACAGTTCCGCCTCAACCCACTCCTCTGCCTTCTTGGTAATGTGGTCGAAAATGTGCTTCTGCAGAATAATCCCGACGTTGGGCATCGATCCAACAATTGGGGACATACCAAACATGATATGGCTCATGATATGCGCATCATGCTGCTGGCCCGCAAACGCCTTCAACTGTGAGCCATCTAGTGCCTGCGCGTTCTCACTGGTCGGGTCCTTCGGCTTATCGATGTCCTGACTTGTCAGCAAGCCATCAATATCCCTTACCCCAATGGCCTCATACATGCGGCGATATGCCTCATGCATGTTGTGCATTTGAGGTGCGCTCTGCGCCAACTGCAACTCCGTTTGCGCCATAGTGATGCGCTGGGCGACGGAGAAGATGTTGGGGTCGGACACCGGCAGAATGTCGATACGGTCATCAAAGTCCTTTCGCTTGATCTTCTTCGACTCGCCCGGAACCTCATACGGGTACTCATCTGGCAGATAATCGGCAAAACCTTTGGCCAACAACTGGAACTCGAGCTTCTGAGAATAATGCAGGCGCTTGTGTATCGCCGACATGACCGACGACCCCTTCTCAAGCAACGCAATCGTCGTCCCTACCGCCGCATTCTGATTACTGTCGCCTACCTGCAGATCGGTAATTGCCGCCATCCGACGGCCCGCATCCACACAGAAACCCATCAGCGAAAACAGCGTCTGGCTTGGCTCCTTGTACGGCAATGGCAACAGTGACTGTGTCAACTCCATACCGCCTGCATCAATGTCGCGCCACTCGCCCGGAGAGATCGGCACATCATCGTTCTCAATCCGCGCACCCTTGGCCTTAAAGCCAGCAGGCAAGTTGCTGAGCGTACCCGCATCGGTCAACTGACGCAGTGCTGCCGAAGCCGTCTTCGACAAGCCTCCAATCAAATGCAAAAAGCCCAAGCCATACGCACCGGGACCCTGCACTAGCAAGTAATGGACGTAATACTCTTGCCGCTCTTTGATGTCGTCCTTTTCCTTCCAGTTACGACGAACACCAATCACCTTGCTCGACACCTCATCTATCGTCACGATGTACGGTAGCTTGATGCCAGTTGTCTCGCCCTCTTCATCCGTATCCTCAAAGCCCGGCAGATCGTAGTCCACCTGAAACTCCAAGAACATCATCTCTTCTTCGTCACCAGCAGGAACAACACCCGTGACTTTCTTGTCCTTCTCGTCTTGAATCTTGGTGGTCTCCTGCACGGACGACGCTTCAGCAATATCCAAGTACTGCCCGCGCACAACTGCCTTGCGATAGGCATTGACCGACATAGGGAAGCGGTACGTGATCCGCTCACACTCACTCATGACGGATGAGCCGTTGTACGGGATGTACAAGTTATCCGCTGGAATCATCCTGCTGACCATACGGCCCTTGTCAGCATCGAAGTAAACCTTCTTAAACGCAGAGCCGCCATAGCCAACATAGAACAACATCTGATCAAAGTCAGGTGTGTACTCCGGCATCTTGGTCGTGATCTGGTAGTTCATGAACTCCTTCACACGCTGCGCTTGCATCAACTTCTCACGTGTCTCTTTGCCCAAGACTTGCGTACGCACAGGGCCTTCCGCAGGCATCAACTCCTTCAACGCTTGCGCTTGGAACTGCACAATCGCCTCGGACAGCAGTGGGTGATACACGCCACACGCGCCCTTGAATGGCTTGGTGCGCTCCTCCATCGAGAAGCCAAGCAGCTCTAAACCTTTGGCGTATTGCTTTTCCCAATCATCACGCGAAGACTTGTCTGCCTCGTACAGCATCATCAAGTCCTGCGACATGGTGCTCAACACGTCTTCCGGCAATACCTCTGCCAAGTTCGCGTCGAACGGAACCTCAGCATCTTCCTCTTCGCCGATGTTGACGACAACACCGCCGTCTTCATCAAACTC